CAAATAATAATCCAATCGCTTCTCCTAATGCTGGTACTAACTCAATTAATCCTTCAAAACGATTCGTTATATTTTCTTGAATTAAATTAGCAAAATCAGTTAAAGCTTGTTTTGGATTCTCAAACATCCCAATCAATAACTCAGCTACCTTAGCCAATGAATTCATTACAACATCTAAACCAGTCTTTAACCCAGCCATTGCTTGGTCAAATCTGTCTGCGCCATCATTTGTAGATGTGAATGCTTTAAATAATAAAAGTAAAGTTCCAGCTATTGCAGCTAATACTGCTCCGATTGGATTGGCTACTAAAGTCCACATAGCTTTAGCAGTATCTTTTAAGGCGTTAACTACTCCTCCGATTGGTCCAGGCAAATCAGCAAAATCTTTCTTTGTTTCTTTTACTGCCTTTCCAGTTTTCTTAGTAGTCTTCTCTGTATCTTTTAAATTCTCGTTTAGGTTTTCCGTGGCATTACTTAACTCATCTACTTGCTCTACCGAATCACCAGTATCAACTTCTGTTTTTATTTTGACATTATTTTGCGCCATTCAATACCTCGTTTTCTGTGTTAATGATTATACTTAATATACTTGAATCAGCTAAATCAATTAATTTAATTAGCTCTTCAAATTCCGTTTGTTCAATTAATTCTTTGAATCTATTATACATTTGTGTTGTTATTAAAAATTACTGTCCAATTTCCTGAATAAGGAACAAACCAAGCTGTATGCTTAGTCTTTAAAGTAAAACTTGATTCACCTCCGATTAATTGTCCCGAACTTGGGTAAATATCCACATCGCCTCCGTTTTGATTGTGCGTAATTATAAATGGATAACCAGTCTTTAATTTCTGCAAGTTAGCATCAGGTAAGTAGACTCGGCTGCTACCATCAATTAACCAAATCTTTTGTGTAAAATCAATGAATACTATACCATCATTGGTGAATCTAATATCTGTGTAGTTCTTACTTCTGTCAGTTAGGAATCCAGTATTACTTGACTTATCTAAATTAGGCAATAAGATGTCAGGTAGATTAGGCTGCTCAGGTTCAAATGTTGCGTAGCCTCCGTTGGTAGTAGTTGACTCGCTAATAAATGATGGAGCTAACTTTAATTTAAGGAATTCAATCTTAACTGGGTCATTGGAATTTAAATCATATTCCACTTGATGCAATCGGTAGTATTGTTGGTCAATTCGGTAGTAATCTCTGAACGATAAATTAGCTAACTGATTAGGCGAAAGATGAAAGTAAGCACTAACTAACTTGGAATCTTTGTCGGTTATCTCAGACATAGTTTTTAACCAGTAAGAATTGTACAAGTTAGCTGTAGTTATTGCTGGTCTACTTCCATAAAAATAAGCCTTCGGAGTACTTACCTCAAGAGAGAAAGTCGGAGCTGTTACGCTATCTAACATTCCAGCATATGGATAGACATCATAGTTCTGATTTGCTGTAGCATTGTAGTTCAAATTCCAAGTTGTAGCTGTTTCAATCAATCCTCCGTACTGCAAAATACGAATGTTATAGACTGGCAAATTTGCTGAACCAGTACTTGGATCTTCAGGTCTTATCTTAGGAATTATTCTATCATTCACATCAGGAGCATCTACTGATGGAGTAGCACTAAATCCTAACTCAACTACTTTACTTTCCCTAACAAAATCGTTATTTATGTTAAACTTGACAGCACTAAATGACTCACGATAAACATCCTCATATTTTTTATTGAACTCATCTGTATCTGTTTTGTAACTCATCTCAAATACACGGAAGTCAAGTAAACCCATCGGCTTTATTTCTAACTCTTGTGAGACATCTAAGTACTCTGTTAAGTCAATTAAATTCTCTGTGTAGAATTCGTCTCTTGGTTCAATTATTAATTTCTTCTCATCTATCTTATCTACCTCAACATACAGATTAAACATCTTAATCAAGTACTGCAAGAATTCTGTTTGCTTAGTTTTCTCAGGTAGTGCTGAACCAATATCTATTATTTGTCCTTCTTGGTATACTGATACTGGATTTGAAAATAATGCGAAGTCTTCTTCAAACCTTAAACCTATTTGTCGGATATCTACACTTGATGCGATGGAGAAATACTCCATATAACAAAAAACTTTATCTCCAGGCTGAATTGTAAAAACATTAGTATTATAAGAAATCTGCTTTGATGTATTAGTAACTATCTCAAATAATGTTGAACCTATTGTAGTTATTACTCCACCTCTATCTACTCGCACTCCACATATCACTCTTACTCTTCTGCTACCAGTACCAGCATTTGGGACTGAACTTATAGTTCCTTCAATAGCAAATCTATAATCACCTTGCAATCCACTTGGAGCTAACCACCAATTATTCGCAGTACTTACTCCTGATGGGTTAGTATCATTATCGTTTGTATTTAAACCTATTTTGAAAATTCCTGAACTGAATTGCAATGAACTTGTATAAGTTAAAGCAGTAGAGTTAGTCATTAAAAAAGTTCGGTCCTCAACTTGAGTAGCACCCATCCTAAACTCTCCACCACAAAAAGGGATTAACAGATTTTTAAATCGTTGACTATTGAAAAAGTTAGATTGATATCTGTAACCTACTCCAGCAAAAATAGAATCTACTACTTGTTTAGCATAAACTGCTGGATACATAGTATTCAAGTTATAAGTCATCTCTCCGTTATTAAGAGAATTACCTCTGTCAATAAGTGGATAGACATAACCTATACCATCAGGCTGCGCACTTGCGTTGAAATTAAAGTACTCAGTTCCGTTTCTGACAATTGAAATATTCCAGCTCTTCTCTACATTATCTTTGGTCCATTCGTGACTGAACTCTGATAGGTCTAATTCTTGCAAACTTAATTCGCCTAAGTCTTGGAAGAGATTTGCAAACTTACCAATTATCACGCATTCGTATTCAATCGCTCTATCTACATTCTTAATACTTACCAATTGCAAGTAACCTCTGAGTTGTTGGATTCCTTTGCGATAAAGAATAGCCTCAGCTTTTAAGTTCGGATTGAAATCAGGATTGAAATTTAAACTTGATGTGTTAATCGTAGCTCTGTCTATGTTAAAAATAGCAGAGAAGATTGAATGGTTATTTGCTGTGCCTGGAATAGTTAATGATTTAGAATAATCACTCTGCCTCTTATCGGGTTCACGGATATCAACGATTGATTTATTGATAGGCATCGGAACTGAATCGTATAAGTCCACATCCCAAGTATTGCTAACAATTCCTGAAGCGTTATAAGCTATTATTTTTAATTCGGTTTGGTTCATAGTGATTGGCGATAATTGTCAAATGTGTATTCAATCGTTAACTGAAGTGAGCTGATTTGTCTATCGTTTATGTATATCTTTTCTTCGTAGTTGCTCTCTTTAATGTTTACTGGTATATAAGTCGCTCCGTATTCCATCATTACTACTGGACTTAGTACTAACTCTTTTAGTCCTATCCATTCAGCATCTGTTAACCCATCAGAGTTTATCGTGATAGTATCAGTTGATTTAGTATAGTAGTTAGTTTTAGCTCGGAAAGTTTTAGGATAATTTAATGGTTGAAATTTCTTGAACATCTTGCGCTCTATGTCTGTGAAATTCCTACTTACCTTCGTAAATGTGTACGCATCAAATCCGCCCAAGTTATTCAACCAATGCAATCTAATTGGTGAATACTTTTGGCAGCTCGTATCAATCAAGAAGGTTCTGCTAAAATAAGTTGTTGCTCCGCTCCCAGCTGTGTTCTGTCCGTTAACCCGATAGTAGACTGCATTCGGATAATCAAAAGCCGCATCGTAAACCGATTTGTAATATCCACTTGCATTACCTGAGTTAGCGACATTGATAGAATTAATTGACCCAATCGGAGTGAATCCAGCATTTGACTCAATTAATAAATTTAGATTTTTATCTAATACCTGAACATTGATATTACCTACTATACCAGTACCATAGATTTCATCGTAATCAAAATAAGTTAAAAACCTTTCCTCACCATATCTGAGCTTTTCTTGAAAGGTAGTTTGATTCAAAGTTAAACCTGATTCAATTGGTGAGTTTACATTGTAATCAATGAATGCTGTTTTGCTCCAGTCTAAGAAATCAAAAATAGCATTTGTTGAATGTGCGTTATTACCACTTGCATAGAACCCAGTTAAGTTAGGGTAAATTACTGGTATACCTGAAGCATTGTTGCGTACCTCTCCGAACTCAACCCAGTAGTCAACCTTAGAGTTTATGCAATGATAGATACCAGATGCGTTATAACTTGCGAAGTCATAGCTAACATAGTTGCGTAGTACTTCACTCACATCTACATCTATCGTGTTAATGCCTGGCTGTTTTGGGTAAGTCAATCTTGCGACTGGGTTAGTCTGTCCGCTTACATTAATATCCACCAAGAATTGAAAACCCGCAGCAGTTGCGTTAGTACTTTCCAACCCAAATACCATCTCATTGTATACATTCTGCCAATTGTTTGGCTGACTATTTATTATCATTTTAAAATATTTTTAGTTATTGTAATTTCTATTGACCTACCTAACGCATCAGCTAATCCTTGAGCGAATGCTGCTACATTTTTTTCGCTTAGTGCATCGTTGATGAAGTTAGTTGGCTTGATACCTTCCCTCTTTATACCTATTCCCATTGCGTAAGCCATTTGGGTCTTTTCGTCAATTTGTTTTTTCTTTCTTTGGTCCTTAGTCAAGTCTCTTGTTTGTGAATATCTACTTTCAATCGGAAAACCTCGTTTTGTAATCCACTTTCTCAATGACTTGTTAAAGGCTGGACTTACTGATTCTTTTTTAAAGCTATAAGGTGAATTGAATTTGTTGCGTGTTCCACTTACTCCTTGATTGAGAAAATCTCCGTAATAGTTCATTTCAATTGACATCTCAAAACTATTGCCATTTGAACTTAAAGGCAAAGTTATAATTGATTGGACTAACTCCGAGTCAGCATAGTAAGCATCTAACTCGGTTAGATTGGACTTCATTGTATCACTCAACCCATTTACAAACCTAACTATAGCTTGTTCAATGATAGAGTCAAACTGAACTTCACCAGCTTCTGCGTCTGTTCCTAAGTCTCCTAAAAGTTTAGTGTAGTCTGTGTTTGCCATTCTCCTTCTTTACTTGTTCTGTATGTTCAATGTGGTAGCTTACTATGTTGAAAAACTCTTTTAATTTTAAGTCAAAAAAATAATCCCATTTGGTCTTGTCGTGATTAGCTAAGTTGTCTATTGTTGCAACCCATCCCCATTTTGTATAAAAGTTCTGAGCCTGCTCAATGTCTCCTCCTTCGTGCTTAGGAAATAGGTTAGGATATTGTCCGATAATTTGCCTGAGAGAGTGCAAAAAAAAAGCATAATCGGATAAGCATCCTTTACTTTCATTTGATTAAGTAGTAACTCACTTATCTCTTCGTGTTCGTCTCCGTTGTACTTGCTTGGCTTTCCAAATCTCCAGCTAATTGGTCTAATGCACGAAGCTACTATCTTGTGAATATTCTCAATCGGATTTGATTTTGAGAAGTGTGAGATGTCTATGAATTGACTTGAACTAATTTGACTTAATCTGTAATCAACAAAAAACCATCTACCACCTACCTTAACTCGTTTCTTGTAGGTAGTTTTTATTGGTTGAGCTTCTAACTTCTCAAAGTCACTATAAAGGCTTATTATTTGCTCAGAGGTAAAACCATTAAAGAATTCAAGTTCAATTTTGTAGACAATTGAAAGCTTCTTTTTCTTACCTTCAATTCCCGACTCAGTTACCTTTTGCAGTTCTATGAAATCTTTTAAAGTTAAATTATAGTAATTGCTTCTCATTATATATTATATAGTTTTTTAAGCTCGGATTGTAACATATTGACCCCTTCTGTGTTCTTGTAGTTTCATTAAAGCAAGATAGCGTGTAGCATCAATTAAGTGGTTATTAAAGTCAACTGGTTCGTTAACTATCTTTCCAGCCTTATCCGTTTTCCATTTATAGGTTCTGAATTCCTTTTGCAGGTTGTTACCTATTAGGTGCAGTTTGTAGCGTCTGAGTATATCAATTGAGTTAATGATGCTGTCTTTCCCTTTCTGTGTTGGTTTAATATTGTAACCAAGTCGGTATACTTCCTCAATTGACTTAGGTTCTGCTGAGTCGGCGAATATCTCTTTACGGCCTACTTCTAAACTCTTCAACCTTTCTGCGATATCTTGGTTAGTCAATCCTCGTTCGTATAACTCTTCTCTTATGTATAGCTCTTGCTCATACTTCCAAACAGAAACAAGTGCGGTAGGGTCGGCTGAGAATCCCCAGTCTAAACCATATCCAATAAAGTTAGCTTCGTTTGGTACCGCTAATTGGTTGGTCCAATTGTTGAAGACTAAACCCATTAACTGCCCTCTTTCACCTAAACCAAAGATTTTCCAATACTCAGGGTCGGCTTGTTCAAGGCTTTCAATCTCTCGTTTCAGTGCATCGGGTAAATGTGGGTTATCCTTATAGGTCGTTATAATCAATCCACAATCGTCACGGGTCAGTACTTGGTCATATATCCAGTGTTCAAAATCAGATGGGTTATAGTCAATGATTACCTTGCCAGTTGTTCGCAAAAGTAATTGCCTCCAGTCTTCAAGGTCTATCTCATTTGCTTCGTTAACGAATAGTATGTCTCTTTTCCTTCCTCGTATTTTTTGCGCATCGTCTACACTAAAAAACTCAATCAGATTCTTATTTAAGATGTAAGTGTTCTCCGACTTGTTATGGTCAGTCTCGTTATATAAATTGATTGATGTAAGTATCTCTATAAAATCCCTCATCGCTGAGGACTTCAAAGCAGGTAAGGTTTTCCTAACTATTGATATAGTCATTCCCTCGTGTTTGAGGCATAACCTAATAAGCCATTGTAAAGCTGAATAAGTCTTACCTGACCTTGTTCCTCCTTGCAAGGCGATAATGCGTTTGGTACTTACTGACTTCTCTAAAAAGACAAAGTTAGGATTGAACATTACTCAATAGGCTTGGTCAACCATTCAGGTAGTTTGTTTACATTTATGTTCTGCTCAGTTTGAACTTTCTCCGTTAACCCATTCAATCGCTGAGTTATGCTCGGATTATAGACTCCAGCCATACCTCCTTGTATTTGGTCTTCACGAACGATTTGCCTTATACGCATACAGATGGTGGTAAAATCTCCG